CTTCACGGTCACGACGGGGAACCGGATCTCATCGACCGCGCCGATGTTCAGCAGGAAATTAGCGATACCCGGGCACTGGTTGTCTTGCGCCGCGCTGACAGACCGGCTATAATTGTAGCCGTTTCCTATGCCGTTCGGTGGGTTCAAGACCGACATTGCGCCCGCCGTCAAGATGGCTTGCTGCGTATACCCGGACCAGTTCGACACGATAATGTTGTTCTTGGTGATCTGGTCGTCATACGACGGGGCGAGGTCAGCGTCGACGGTCCTGGCGGAGTAGTCCAGGATGAACTGGACCACCTGGTTCGCCATCGACGCGTTCGTCCGGTACCCCATCCCGAACTGGTCCCGCAGCTCATACAGCAAGCCGCAGTCGGTGTCTTCGATGGTCTGGAAAACGTTGACCAGCGTGTCATCAACCTGGGGTCCCATCGGCGCTGACGAAGACGACGACCCGATGGTGGACGATGTGATGCCCAGTTCGGTGCAGATCCTCTTGAACCGGTCCAGGGCGAACTCACCCAGGTACCCGCCCAGCGCGTAAGCCTCCTGGACCAGTGAGGTGGGAGTGCCGTATGCGACGGACAGGTGACCGAACGCCGTGTCAGCGAGGGTGAACGCACGGGACACGACGACCTTGCTGATCTGCCCGACCGTAGCACCGGTGAGGGTGCCGGTCAGGGACTCGGTGATACCCGTAGCACCCTGCTGGATGAGACGCAACGCGAAGTTTACGTTACCACCGGAGGGTGTCAGCTCGCATGAGACGAGGAACGGGTTGCCGTTCACGCTGGTCGTCGTGGTCGCCTGGGCGAGCAGCGCACCACCGGAGTTACGGAGCTGCATGATCAGTTTCGTGGTGCCGGTCAGGTACACCTCGAACTTCGCGACTGTCCCAGACGAGTTGATCTCGACCAGGTTCCAGTTTCCCCCGCCAGCAGCAGAGTCACCCGGCTGGGGGACGGACATCAGGAACCGGGTCACGTTGTTTGTCGGGGTGCCCCCAGAGGGGACAGTAGCGGTGATCAGCGCACCGTTCAGCGTCGCGATCTCGTCGCTGCCCCTGAAACCGCCACCTGACGCGAACGACAGGCCAGCCTGCCCGGCTACGAACTGCTGGGTGGCGTTAGCAGTGCCCGCTACGGACCCGTACGGGACGATCTGACCGGACCCGGACCCGTCTTCTACCGGCCAGTAGGCCCGCATCCCCGTCGCACCGGTCGTGTTCACCTTGAACCTGCGGTACGCCGAGCCCAGGGAGGTTTGCAGGTTGGAGAGCCGCCGCCAGATCCCGTTCGCTACCAGGTCAACAGCAATGTCATGCTGGGACGGGTCGGCTCGCACCGGCCATTCTGATACCTCACCGTAGAACCGGAAACCCGCGTATGACACGTTCGTCACCGACGTGACGGTGAGGAACACGCGGATCTGCGTGTTCCTCTGGATGTTCGGGAAATACGCCCCGGCCGCCAGTTTCGGGGTGAACCTGCCGTCCCTGTTGTTCACTGTCAACGTGAGTTGTGATGGTGACAGCGTGGAGAACTGGTCGGTGCGGCCCACCCCGCTGATCTGGATGGGGTTCCGCTGGTACACGAACCGGGTGATGTCCGTCCACACACCGGCGAGCAGCAGGTCCACCCGGACTTGCAGGCTCCTGTTCGGGAAAGCCAGCGACGTGGCGTTAGTCGCTGGCAGCCCCGCCGCACCCAGCGCGGCTGCGAGCTGCGCGTTGACGTTCAGGCCCGTGCCCACGCTAGGGTTGACACCCAGCGCGGTCGCGGTGGCTAGCTGCGCGGGGGCGTTAACCATCAGCGCCTCACAAACTTGATGTTGGATGTTCCGAATGCTGTCTGGGCGTCACCGCCACCGTTCACCTTGACGGTCTTCTTCATCCACATAAGCATGAGCTGGTCGAACGTCGCGTTGCCGGTGGAGCCGATCTCGATGTTGATCGTGATCGGGACCGCGCCCACAGGTTCGGGCCTGCCCGTCCCGTTGTGCGCGATCGACAGGCCCGGTGGCAGGTACCCGCCACTGTCATACGAGCGGACCATCCCGCCTTGCGCCATGCCCAGCGGCCCCACCGAACCGGCCAGGAACGCCGCGATCCGGTCCCCCACGTCACCACCGTAGGTGTGCTTGACCGCGGGCAGCACCGAGGACAAGCCCACCGTGCCAGCCGGGCCACCCTTAGATGGTGCACCCAGACCGGCGAGCTGACCCAGCCAGTACCGCAGACCCGACGCCCACCCGGGGTGCCCGCCAGGGGTACGGTTCAGCGCCTTGTCTCCAGCGGTCCTCTGCTCGGCCAGGGTGACACTCCTCAGTTTCTTCAGGTTCACGTCGCTGATATTCGCCAGGCTGCGGTTCATCAGGCTGAACACGGACTGGGATGCGGCCTGCCGCTGCTTCAGCGTCGACAGCTCCGATTTCGTGAGCCCGGTCAGGAATTTCTTCGGCCCCGACCAGAACGCCTTACTCAACCCCAGGTAGTCCACGCCCTCCCGGTGTTCCAGCGTCTTCAGTTTCTTCTGCAACCCTACAACGCCACCGCCAGCCATGTGCTGGACGCGCCCGCCCTTGTTATACCAGTTGAAGCCGATTTCGTGGGCCCACGCCGCGTTCGGGTCGCCGTACCTTTGCGCGATATAATTCATCATGCCGGTGAGCTGACCGGAGGCGCTGTTCGGGTTTCCCCCGTACTGGTAGTACTCGGAGGGTCCGTTGATGAACTGGGCGAGACCGTACGCTCCGCTGGCCGGGTTCTTCGCGAACATGTTCCACCCGGCTTCCCGCACTTCCAGGGAGTTGAACGCGGGCCACTGCACACCCCACCCACGCTGCTGAAGCATCGAGAATGCCAGCTCCTGAAGTTTCGACCCGGACAGCGCACCACCCGGGCCGCCCCCACCGAAACCTCCAGGCGGGATGCCGTAACCCGAGTTGTCACCCATGTTGATGTTCGACTCGACGGTGTTCGTCCCGTGGTGCAGCGCCGACAGCAGCGTGTTCTTGTCGACCACGAACCCGACGTGGTGCGCCGGGTTACCGTAGAACGCCATGCCACCGGGTGTCGGTGCTGCGGGACGGGCCCAGTTCTGAAGTCCCTGCGCGTCCATCCGCGCGCCCAGCAGGTGGAAGTGCTTCAGGACGTAGCTGACGAACCCCGAACAGTCCCAGCCTGCCGGTGTTGCCCCGCCCCACACGTACGGGACCTTCCCCTTGAACGACTCGGCGTAGGCCAGGACCGACGCGCCGGTACCCACCGCGTGCTTGCGGGTCCACGCGACCATCGCGTTGATCGCAGCGAGCATCATCTTCGCTGTTTTCTGCTGTGTCAGCGCAGCAGTCGTGTCCTGGAACGGGGCGAGCGCGTCAGCTATGCCGATCAGGCCACCCTTCGCGAACCCGGGGACACCCATCTGGCCGAACAGGGGGGCCAGCACCTTGGTGCGGTGCTTGTCGATGACTGCCTCGCCTGGTTCCAGCATCGCCGGGACCGAGTCACCCCCGCCGAAACCGTCAAGCCGCCCGCCACGGGCCAGGGGCTTGAAGAACAGCGACGACTTAGGTGCCGCACCGGTGGGGGTCGGGAAAAGGTTAATCCCGCCGGACGCGACACCCTTGACGCCGACGTTGACGGTCTTGCCGTGCAGCGCGTCGATGTGAGCCTGGAGGATGACCACTTCTTTCCACAGCTCGGTGGCCTTTGCCTTCGACAGGTGCAGGCTGTTCATCGCCCAGTCGATGAACTTCTTCTTCACCGGGCCCGCAGCCAGGTTCCCCAGGCTGTCCATCGACGGGCCCAGCTTGTTGACGATCTGGGTCCACAGGGTGGTCGCTGCGCCTTCGGTGCCGACCAGGCCGTTCTCGGCGAACTTCATGAACGCCTTCTCGATACCCGGCAGGATCTTGTCTTTCTGGTTGGCGAGCGCGGGTGTCAGCTTGCCGGAAATCTCGGCCCATAGCTTGTCGGCGTCGTCACGGGACAGGCCCATCTGCTGCGCGAACGTGTCGAACTCGTCGTGGGCGTCCTTCGTGTTGCCGGTCAGGCCGATGAGCTGGTTCGCCAGGGTCAGCGCCGCGTCCTGCATCGCCTTGCTGTTCTTCGTCCCGTGCAGCACCTGGTTAGCGAAATCATCGAACGCCTGCTGCCCGCCGGTGGCCTGGAGGATCGCCGCTGCCATCGCGTCGTTCAGGGTCTGGCCCAGCGCGATCGACAGGTTCTTCACGTCTTCGGTCAGGTTCGACGCGTCCGTCGTCAGCGTCGTGGTGATGCTGTCCAGGTCCTTCATCGGGTTCTGGACTTTACCTACCCACTTGGTCAGCTCCTTGAAGCTGTTCGCACCATGGTAGCCGCCGCGCTGCGCCAGGACGTACAGGACATCCGTCAGGGCCTTGCTGCCACCGGTGGCAGGCAGCAGCGCCGCCACCATGTCCTGCGTGGCCCGCTCCAGCAGCCGGGTGCCTTTCTCACCCAGGCCAGCAGCGTTCGCGAGCAGCGTCAGGTTACCGATCTGGTCGTTCGCAGCCGAAGCGGACGCCAGGAACGTGTTACGGGCGTTGATCGACGCGTCGTTCAGCCCCAGCATGGACACTGCCGTGTCCTTCGACGCGTCAGCCAGCCCTGACATGGACACCCGGACCTTGCCGTTCGACTCTGCCATCTTCACCGCGCCGCCGCCCAGCACCCGGAACAAGCCGATGGTCTGCTGCGCGAACGACAAGAACCCGGTCTCACCACCGCTGACGGTCTTGAAGAACGTGTCCCACGCCGAGTTCAGCTGGGTGACTTTTTCCTGCTGCTGCAACGCGGCGAATGATATGGCGTTGACGGAGTTCTCCAGGATCCCGCCCCGGATACTCAGCGTCTCATACCCGGTGACGAGGTTCTTGACTTTCTGCCATTGCACCTCGAACGAGTCGCTGGCCTTCACCCCGGCCAGGTCCATCAGCGCGAACGCCTGCGTCACCGACAGCGAACCCAGGTGCAGCTCGTTCTGCCCGGTGACCAGCAGCCCGGTCACGTGGAACAGGCGTTCCTGCTCGCCGGTCAGCGTGATGATCTCGCCCTTGAACTCTGCCACGTCGTTCTTCGTCTGGATGATCTGCGGGCCGATGCTCTGCCAGCCGAAGAACGCCCGCACAGTGTTGTACGCGGACTTCCCGATGTCAACCAGGGCGCTGTTGATGTCCCCCCTGTTCAGGTCGGCGCTGACATCGTTGAACGACTTGCCTGCCTTAGCGGCGAAATCGGTCACGGACGTTTCCAGTGTCCCCACCCGTGCGGGGACCTGGTCGATCTGGGCGCGGAGCTGCCCGATGTCGAAGCTGATCTGGCTGATCGCCTGGCTGGCGCTGAGACTCGACAGCCCCTGCTCCAGGGTGCCGATGAAATTCTTCGCCTTACCGGTCGCCTGGGTCATCTGGTATGCCAGGTACCCGATAGCGACCGCTGCGATGGTCGCCCACCCGAACGGGTTGAAGATCAGGAACTTCAGGATGTTCTGGAACTTCAGCGCGCTGCCCGCCGCTTCGAGCTGCGCAGCGGACAGGATACCCAGCGACTTCGCGAACGACAGCAGGGGCACCGCGACGAGTAGTTTCAGCCACAGGTACGCCCCGTGGATCGCCAGGGTGGCTTCCACGATCGGTGCGGGCAGCTTAGAGAACGCGTCGAGCAGCAGCAGGGCACCCTGGAGGAAGTCCAGCAGGAAATGCGCGATGCCCGGGTCTTTCTCCAGCAGGTTCGTGATCGCGTCGGCCAGGATCCCGACAGCCTTACCGAGCTGCTCCAGGAATTCCCGGCCCGCGTTGATGATCGTGCCGAAGTCACGTTCGTGCGCAGCCCAGATGTCGATCTTCGCGATCCACGTATCGAACAGGTTGACAACCGGTTCCATCCGGGCGAGAATGCCGCCAGCCTGGGATTTGATGAGTTCCAGGCCGCCACCGAACGCCTCGATGGTCCGCGGGGCCATCGCCGTCATCAGGTCGTCAAACTTACCGGTCAGCGGGGGAATGTCAACACCCAGCGCGGACGATGCGACCTGGACGCCCTTCATGTGGGTACCCAGGTTCCTCGCGGACTCGCTCATCGCGGCGACACCCGCGGCCAGCGCAGCGGACGCAGCGGTCACGACGATGATCGCTTCGAGCAGCGCGTCGAGGGCTATGTGCCAGATACCGATACCCAAGATCGCGCCGCGTAGCCAACCACCCGTCCACACACCCTGGAAAGCCCCGCCCGCCTTCGTCGCCCTCTCAGTGGTGTCCGCCATCTTCGAGGTCGCGGCCTCAAGGCCGAGCATCCTGCGCTCAGCCCCGAGCAGGGCACCCACGTCGATGTTCGCCGTGAGGTCAATCTTCTCCTGCTCCAGCGACTTTATCCTCGCCCGCGACGCTTCGATAGCGGCATTAAACTTATCCATATTCGCAACGAGGTCTATCTTCTCCTGCTCCAGCGACGCGAGCTTCGCCCGCGACGCTTCGATAGCAGCATTAAACTTATTCGTATTCGCGAGGAATTCTATCTTCCGCGCATCAGAATTAATCAGTTCTATCTCGGCTTCGATCGCATACAGCCGAGTCAGGGCCTTATCGATGTCAACGTCGGCCTTCAGTTTTTTCAGCCGTTTGTTGATCACGGAAGTTTCTTTAGCCAGCGACGCTAGCTTTGCGTCCATCTTCGTCACATCCGCGTCGACACGCAGATTCGAAGCCAGCTTCTGGAACTTGTATAGTTCCGCCGTTTCTCTAGCGATAGCGGCGTCCATCTTGGCCGTGTTAGCTGCGAGATCCAGCCCCGACGAAGCCTGCTTCTGGAGCCTGGCTAGTTCCCTCTGCTCTTTAAGGATAGCGGCGTCCAGCTTGGACGTGTCAGCGTTGAACGTCATCTTGCTGACGTTCTTCGCCAGTCCGTGCAGCTCAGTTTGCAGCTTCACGATCGAAGCCTCAGCGGATTTCGTGTCCACGCTGGCCCGCATCTTAGCCAGTGTCTGCGACAGGCCCTCCATCCGCAGTTTCAGCGCGGCGATAGCCTGATCAGCCTTTTTGTGGTCCATGTCCGCTGTGACCTTGATGTTCCCCGTCACACCAGCCAGGGCCTTCTTCATCCCGGCTATAGCCGAGGCACGAAAAAGAGACGCGTCGGCTTCGATGGAGACAAACGCTTCACCTAGCCGACGCGCCATAGCATCACTCCTATACCTGGCCCTGCAAGTCCCACAGGGCAGTCGTCAGAAATGGGTAAGACCGGGCACCCGGGTGGCTCACGTGATACCCGAAGTACCCGGTCCCGTAGTTCGACAGTGACCATGGTCCGTATGAGTCGATGGCGTGGGGCCTGGTCCCCTTCTCTAGGAACAGGCCCACCATGTCCGCGGACACCTCAGCCCACGGGATGCGGAAACCCCCGGCGTGCAACGTCGTACCGATCGACGCCAGGGTGCTGCCTGGTGGTGCTGACGTGCCAGGCCGACCGCTTTTACCCGGCGAACCAGTGGCACGTTTCCGTACCCTCTGCCGGGCGAAACCAGCCGCCTTATCACCCAGCTCCCGCATCAGGTGCGCGACCGGCCCGTCCGGGTCGTCCAGGAACGCCTGCACTTCCGCCTCGTTGAACCGGAACCGGACGAGCGCATATGAGGGCATCAGACCTCCCCGTCCCACTCGACACCGAGTGATTTCATGTGCTCGCGGAGCTGCTGCTTCGCGGTGTCATCAGAGGACTGCTTCGCGTACAGGTCATCCATGAAGTCCTCGCGCTGATCCTCTTCCATGCCGTCCGTCAGGTACGACAGGGCTAGGTTGCACGCTTGCCGCGGCGAGAAGCATTCGACGCCCCGCCCCGCCTGCCTGAGCTGCCTCCCGTCGAGGTCCGGGAGGTTTTTTGCGACCCAGCCGAGGAGCTGGACCGCGACTCGGTAGGGCGCGCCGAGATCAGCTTGATCGCCTGCTCCACCACCTCGAACAGTTCGTCCGCTTCGGCTTTGCAGTCAACCGCCCAGTTCTCGAACTTCACCCAGTCACCCTCATCGGCGTAGGCGCAGTCACGGGCCTTCGCGTCCTTGCCCGCTTCCTTGCACCCGTCGCATTCCCCGCACGGGTCTTCCGCTTCCATGATCACGTCATGGAGGATCTGATACATCGCCACGTATGCACGTGAATCGTTCGCCCGCAGCTCAGCCGCGTGGCTGAACTTCAAAAGCGGCATCAGACCGACCTTTTCCGCGACCCGGAACTCCCGCCCGGCGAGAATCACCACCCGGTCAGGGTTGATGACCTCGCCGGACAGTTCCCGGTCCGTGGACGCCTGCACCTCAGTAGCGAGTAGCTCGACTTCGGCGCTGGTGTCTTTTTCCATGTGCACCTTCTCCTAATACTGGTACTGCCGGTGTGAGGCCCGCCGTCTACGGAACCTCCGCCTTCGTCGGGCCCACACCGTTGTCCAGCATCTAGGATCAGGTACCGGCGATACCCGTTGACGGGTACCGGATGATGGGCGACGCGGCGTTCCAGGTCGACTTCAGCGACACGGCGGCTGCGACACCACCGCTCACACTGTAGTCGGGGAGGATCGTACCGAAGAAATACTGGCCCGGCGCAGTACCCTGCGGGCCCAGAGTCGACGGGTACAGGTACATGTTCCGCGGAAGGCCGTCAACCGCGGCGACATACGTCTGCGCCGTCGCAGTGTCGTAGAACCCGGAGAAGTCACCGCTAGCGTCGGGCAGGCCCGCAACCCAGATCAGGTTGGGGTCACCCATAGCGGTAACGTCGACCTTGTTCACGACGAAGTTGATCGACCAGTCGGTGAGAAATGCCATCGGCGAGGCCGCCGAGCCTGAGTTAACCGAGACGTAGGCGATTCCGTTACGGCCGTGGATCCTACTCACAGTAGGTGCTCCTTACTATTACGGGACGGATCTGTGACAGAACCGGCTCCGTCCTCGCATGTAGCGGCTACGGCCTCGGTGACACTATTCAATTATTCATCATCAGGCTCGGGACCGTCATCCCTGAGCTGGCGAAGTTCGTTGTCTATCTCCCGGCGTCTGCGCCGGCGTGCTTGTTCCGCCTCGTGTTCCCTGCGTTCGGGGCCGAGAGGATCATAGTCGCCTTCCATTTACTCATCCAGTAGCTTCAGAAGGCGGCGTGCGTTTTCATCGAACGTGCGGTTCGCGACCGCCTCGCGGGCAGAGGCGGCTGCTGCTTCACGCTCCTTGTCGTGGGCTAGCCACCAGCGGAGCTGCTCACCAGCGTCTTCGGGACCGGCGAACGTGGGAAGCATGTGGAGTACCTGGTCACCCTCGGGACGGGGGTCGCGGAGGAAGAACAACCCGCACGCAGCCATCTCCACTTCGCGGGGACCCATAGCGTACGGCTGGACGTGCTGGTCGTCCGCTTCGGCGTACTCACGCCGGTAGAAGTTGATCCCGGCTTTCGCGTTCCGGTAGATCTCCGCGGTTACAGTGTTGTCGGTGCACGTTTCGGTGTCGTCCCCCAGGTACTCGCGCAGGGGGGAATCCTCGGCCATGTCCATCCAGCAGCCGCCCAGCTGCACGTCCAAGCCTGTCAGGTTCATCCGCTCGAAGAACTCCACCCGCGACCGGAAACCCGTCCCGATGAACGAAAGGTCCGCAGCTAGCTCAGGGTTCACCACGTCCCCCGGCTTGCGGGGATAGTGGATGTGCGGCCGGTAGCAATGCGGCGCGTAATCCACCGTGACACCCAGGTCCCGGTACTGCTCGATGTTCACCGGGTCGTTCAGCAACACCACGTCGCTGCACTGCGCCCGGTCCAGCTGCATCTGCTCCTGGTACGGCGACTCGGTAGCCAGCAGGACCACGTTCATCCGCCGCTGCTGTAGCAGCTGCAATACCCCCGGGGTGACGAAGAACCCGGACACGAACACCACCACGTCCGGCCACATAGCCATCGCAGCGTGGGACACGCCCTGCATCGCCATGCGGACCGCGGCGTCGTCCGACATAGCCCGGCGGACCAGCGGGTGACCCCCATGGTCCATCTCGCCGGTATTGATCAGCGCATTCCCGTAAAACTGGATGCGGTCATCAGTGTTGAACGACGCGACCTCGCAACCCAGGTCACGCAGCGCCTCCACCCACCCGTTGTGCACATCCGCTACGGAGAAGTTCGGGCCCGGGTGGACCACCAGGATCCTCATGTCTGTGACCGTCTCCTTCTGCGTTTCACCCAGGACCATTCACCGGGCTTAGATAGCTTCGCCTTGCGGGGGAACCACAGGCGCTGCCGGATGAGCGGCTTCCACGTCTGCCTGCGTCTCACAGGTGCGCCCCGCACTGGATGAGGAACGACGCGCCGATGTACTGCTGACCCGAGTATTCGATTATGCCGTACGTACCCACCGAGATGACGATCGCGAATTCCACCGTCCCCGCGAGGAACGGGTCACGCTGCACCGCGGCGTTCACCGACTGGGTACCCGACGAAGCGACGAAGTTATTCAGTGCCAGCTGACCGGACGTGTCGTTCGCCGCTGACAGCAGCACGATCGCGAGGAAGTTCAGGTTCACTTCCCCGTCCATCGTCTGCCCGTACAGGATCGCGGGCCGGTCCGGGATCACCACCACCGCTGGTGGCACGATCTGGCCGGGTGCGTTCGGGAACGCCCGCACACCAGTCGTAGCTACGGCGTTCGCCAGGGCCTGCGCGATGGCGTTGATGTCAGCCACGGCTCACGCCCTCTTGAGCTTGTGCCCGCATTTGCATTCCGCGATCTTCCCGTAGAACACGAACCGGTGCACCCCGTTGGGGTAGAGCTTGCAGCGCTTCCCGGCCATTCACACGCCCACCTTGCCTCGCGGGCGGCAGTAGGGGCGGAGCTGCTCGTGGATCCACGGGTTCGACTGCACCCGGATCACACCCAGGTCCGCGATGCCCGCGACTCCCCACGGTGCGTCTTTTAGCTTGAACCAGTCAGCGGCGATCAGCAGCGCCGCCTGGTTCACCACCGGTGGGACCTGGGGCCAGCCGAACACACCGGATATCTGCACCCGGTCGAGGTGGACGAACGGCCAGATGAACGGGAAGAAGTTCGACCCGCCGATCACCTGAACCTGCGTGTACGGCCTCGCCTCACCCGACGCGAACTGGTTGTAAATCCCCTGGTCGTACTGGCCCTGACCCAGCCGCAGCTGGTAGTTGGTGCCCTGGGTCCACGTTGTCTCGAACACCCCGTCACCGTCGTTATCGACTTTCAGGGTGGTGACCGACACGATGTCATCGGTGGTCAGCAGTGAAAGACCATCCGGCTGGTAGGTGCGCACGTCAGTCATCCGGAAGAAATGACGCCCGCAGTACCGGTCGATCCACCTCGACGTGGACAAGCACACCGACGCGAGCTGCGAATCCGTCGTGTTATCCAGCTGACCCAGCCGGTCTTTCAGTTCCTCAGGACCCACGTACCAGCGGTTCTGGTCGACTGCCAGGACCCG